GGCGGAGCTGAATGCCACCGAGGGCGGTGATTTCATCAACGTTCCTTTCTGGAAAGCCAACCTTTCCGGTGACTTTGAGGTGCTGACCGACAGCTCCTCCCTAACCCCCGGCAAAATCACTGCTGACAAGCAAGTTGGCGTGATCCTGCACCGTGGTCGTGCCTTTGAGGCTCGTGACCTTGCAGCTCTTGCTGCTGGTTCCGATCCCATGGCTGCCATCGGCGCCAAGATCGCTGATTACATCGCTAACCAGCGTCAAAAGGATCTGCTGTCCAGCCTTGCTGGTGTGTTCGGCAGCCTCGGCTCCACTTCTAGCTCGGCTGCTTTCTTCCCCCTGACCATCGACGGTGAATCGGGTGATACCCCGACCACGCTGTCCCCGCGTCATGTGGCAGAAGCCAAGTCTCTGCTGGGCGACCAAGGCGACAAGCTGACCGCTATCGCTATGCACTCCAAGGTCTATTACGACCTGGTTGAGCGCAAGGCTATCGACTATGTGTCGACTGCTGAGGCTCGGGGCACTTCTACCACTCAATCTGGTGGTTCGCTTGTTGCTGCTTACGGCGGCAGCATTGAAGTTCCTACCTACTGTGGTCTGCGTGTCATCGTCTCCGACGATGTGCAAACTGACGGCAGCGGTTCTAGCACTGAGTACGCCACCTATTTCTTCACCCAAGGCGCTGTCGCCAGCGGTGAACAGATGGCGATGAACACAGAGACCGACCGTGACATCCTCGCCAAGAGCGATGCCATGTCGATTGACCTGCACTACGTGTACCACCCTGTTGGTGCCAAGTGGGGCGTCACCACAGTGAACCCAACTCGTGCTCAGCTCGAGACCGTGGGCAATTGGTCGAAAGTGTACGAAACCAAGAACCTGGGAATCGTTCGCTCGACCAACACCTCTAATTTTGATTGAGGTAACTGACCATGCCTTCCTCTATCTTTGAGCTGACTTCTGACCTTTCAGTTCAGGAGATCGCAATCGGGAAGCACCCACTCAAGGCTGCTTCCAACGAAGCCACCACACTGACTGCTGCTGAATGCGTCAACGGTGTTGTGACCATGACCCCTTCTACGGGTCGTGCACTCACTACTCCTACCGGCGCTGATCTGAAGTCCTACATCGGTGGTCCGCTGGAAATCGGCACAGCTTTTGAGCTGACCGTCGTGAACGTGGCTGCTTCCACTCATGCCATCACGCTGACCGCTGCTGCTTCGGGTATCACCCTAGGTGGCGTGGCTGCTATGGCAACTGTGGCTGCTGCTTCCAGCGCAACCTATGTGTTCGTCTGCACTGCAGTGGGCACCCCCGCTTTCACCGTTTTCCGTAAGGGCGGCTGATAGATGGGGTTGTTCGCCTTTAGGCGACGCCAGGAACGTGAGGCTGCTTCTAAAGAGGCAGCCTCTTTTCCTATTGCGGAGCCTGTACCTACACTTGAACTGACCACGGAACCTACCGATGGCAATCACAATCGACGCAACGGTAGGGGGCGCAAACGCCAACAGCTACCTGACACTGGCAGCAGCGGAGCTGATTATTGAAGGCTTCGTTCAGGACGATGATGTAACCGCTTGGGCATCAGCCACCACTGATCAAAAAAACCGTGCGCTAGTTTCGGCAACGCAGCGCATTGATCGTGAACGTTTTCTTGGTGCTCGTGCAACTGATACGCAAGCCTTGCAGTGGCCGCGTACTGGTGTGCGAAAACCTGACACTTACATCAACACCTACGCAGTAGGGTTCCCCTTCCGCATTACAACTGACTATTACACCGACACTGAGATCCCTGATCAGATCAAAAAGGCTCAGTGTGTCCTTGCTGTTTACCTGAACAACAACAAGGATGGTATGGGGCTGAGTGGGATCGAAGATTACAAGTCCGTTCAGATCGGTTCGTTACGTGTTGAATCAGCAGGTGCTAGCAGCATGGCAACCGGAGCCGATCGCGTGCCGCCAATTTATGAGCGGTATTTGATCGGGCTTAGAATTAGTGGACCAGGCAACTTTGCTATCCGCCGGAGCTGATCAATGGGCTACATGTACCCCGGTGCTGAGTTCATCGACGACACCGCAGCACATGCGGGACGCTTCGGCAAGATTGTTGCCCTTGAGGATTCTGTGATTGCCAGCTTGACCGCTCAGGACTGGACTGGCAACACGCTGAGTGCAATCCCTTTCAAAGCGAGCACTGAAATCGAAGGTGTCTTTACCAGCATCACACTGACAAGTGGCACCGTCGTTGCTTACAGGCTCTGATGGCTTACGTTCTCCTTGGCGGTGGTGACGCTACGTCACGCGATGGACTTGAGATCCCAACGCATGACTACATCGTTAACACTTACGACGGCGCTAACAACCTGCTGACTGCAACGTATAAACGTGGCGGCGCAAGTGGCAGAGTCGTCGCCACGTTGACCATGACTTATGACGGCAACAACAACCTGATGACCGTCACGAGGAGTTGAGCAATGGCGTTTAAACTCAACCCCTTTACCAGCAAGCTTGATACGGTCCGCAACCAAATGTTGTGGGGGTCGTTTTATGACACGACTCAACAGATTGCGACACTCGCTAACACTGCCTATTCAATTGGCATCAATTCAACTGATCCTGACAGTCGTGGCATAAGCATTGTTTCTGGATCGCGGGTTACCTTTTCTAGGTCAGGCGTTTATAGTGTCACTTATTCTGTTCAGTTTGTAAACACAAGCACCTCGATTCACGATATCAATATCTGGCTGCGTAAGAACAATGAAGGCAGCACTGGCGACGTACCTGCATCGGATAGCAAGTTCAGCATTATTTCAAGCCATGGCGGCGTTGATGGTCACGTTATCGGCTGCGTAAATTACGTCCTAAAACTTGCCGCCAACGATTACTTGGAATTGATCTGGTCAACCACTAACGTTGCCGCAAGCATTCAATCTTTACCATCATCGCCATCGGGGCCGGCGCATCCGTCTATTCCCGGTATTATCCTGACAGCAGTACAGGTGGCTTAATAAATGGCGCTTGCTACGTCGCTGCGTAAGACCGCCAGCAAGCTGATGCTGAAGTTTGGTGGTGTTGCCACTATCCGCCGCGTAACCACTGGCGCTTACAACACAACGACAGGCACCGTTAGCGAAACTACTGCTGACACTACAGTACGCGGCGTGTTGGAAGATGTCAGGCTGAACGAAGTCAATGATCTAATTCAGGCAGGAGACAAACGGCTGCTGATTGCAGCTGCTGATGTTGCCAACGCGCCTACGACTGCTGATGAAGTGCTGATTAGCAGTGTGACGCATCAGGTTATTGAGGTGCGTACGATTGAACAGGACAACACCCCGATCACTTACGAGCTGATCTTGAGGGCATAATGGCACGCACCATCAGGATTGGCGATATTGGCAACTACGCAGAGCAGCAGATGGAAAAGCTGTTGCGTGTTGCTGTACTTGAAACTGATGCACGCCTAAAAGCCGCCAGCCCTGTTGATACTGGTCGCTTTCGCGTTAGCTGGCAGGTTGGCGAAAATGCTGCACCAGGCGGAGAAAAGCCTCCCGGCACATACACAGGCACACCGCAAATTGAGCGAATCGGCTACCAGCAGGAAAAACTAGGGAACGTCTACAGCATCCATAACAACCTTCCTTACGCAAAACGTCTTGCACAAGGTTGGTCAAAGCAGGCTCCTGGAGGCTGGGTGCAAGGCATCGCTAAAGACATACAAGGCTTTGTGCGAACCAACGCTGACCGCATCGGGAGGGAATCATGAGCAGCACCTACAACGACGTTCGCGCTGCCATTGAAGGGCGCATCGCAACGGAGTTGGCGTTATCGCCTGCCTATCCAATCAGCTACCAAAACGTTCCGTTCACGCCACCCAACAACACACCATGGGTCCAAGTGTTCATTCGCTTTGGCGATAACAACTACGCCACGCTGCTTGGCCCAAGCACTGGTTTCAACCGTCAGACTGGCACGCTGGTAGTCAACGTTTTTACGCCACAGGGTCAAGGCGCCGCTGCAAACTTCACTATTGCAGAACGGATCAAGGACAAGTTTGACCGCGCAAAGTTCAGCAGCATTATCTTTGACGCAGCCTCGGGACCAGCACAAGTAACGCCAGCAGCGCCTGAGCCTTACTTTCAAACTCAGCTAACTGCTACCTTTGAAGCGTATCTAGACTGACCCTAGCCACTACCGTTCACAAACATGGCTGTCACTGTTTTGTCCGGTACGTCCGGCGCCCTTTACTACAAGCCCGCTGGCACCACCGGTACATTCGGTGAGTCTGGCGTAAATGCTGGTTCTGACACGATCACTGTTCAGCCTTACCTAAATTTCAAGGTTGGCGATCCTGTCAAGTTCCGCGTCGTCAATAGCCAAACTGGTGCATCTGGCACTGGCACCCTGCCCTCCCCTATTGACTCCAGCACCACCTATTACGTCCTGAGCTACACCGCTGCTACTGGTGCGCTCACCGTATCGACTGCTGCTGGTGGCACCATCCTTGCCATTACCGACGATGGCACTGTGGCTGCACCTAACGAGTTTGAGGTGTATTACGCGGATTATGCCGCTGTCGGCCAAGTTCAATCCTGGTCTTTTGAGATCAGCCGCGCTGAAATCGACGTGACCACCATTGGTCAAACCGCCGGTCAATATGCGCCCTTCCGCGCCTATATCCCCGGCTTTGCTGATGGCAACGGCACTGCCACTATTTACGTCACCAACGAAGACAGTGCCCTGTCTAACCGCATGGTGGAAGACGTGCTACAGCGTCAACAAGTTGGTTGCGCCTTCAAGCTGTATACCGATAAGCAAGGCACTGAGGCCTTGAGCCGCTCCATCGCAATGGATGCCGTGCTGCTGACCGCCAGCCTGAACATCAATCCTGACGACGCCCAACAGGTTGAAATCACCTTCCGCCCGTCTGGCGTGCCCACCTTCGACTTTGCCACTGCCTGATAAGGTCAGTCGGTTGTACTCCTCACGCCCCTGGCTTGCGCTGGGGGCTTTTTTACGTCTAAAGTAATAACAAACGACCTGTTTTTATGCCTGTGCCTACATCGTCAGCCCTTGCCCGTCTGAAAAAGGCAGCCAACCTGACGCCTATTAAGCGTGTGGTGACACTGGACAATGGCGATGTGTTTGAGTTTTACGCAACGCCGTTGACGATGGCTGAGCGTGAGCGTGCGCAGAAGATGCCTGGCGGTGATGATCCGAATGGATTTGCTTTAAATCTGCTGGTCACGAAAGCTGTTGATGACGCAGGACAACGCCTGTTTCAGGCTGGTGAAATTGCTGAGCTGAAAAACGATGTGCTTGACGCTGACCTTCAAGCCATGATGCTCGCTATTATCACCAACCCCGAGGAAGGCAAAGAACTGGACATGAAAAGCCGTAAAGGCTGAGCTGAAAAAAGACAACCTCTTGCTCCTGCAGCTTGGGGTTGCCAAGGAACTTGGATATACATTGGCCCGACTGAATCGGGAAGTGACACTAGAGGAACTTCTGATTTGGTCTAGTTATTTTGAGCTGCAGAATGAAGAGCAAGAACGTCAGATGAAGCGTCGTCGGTAGACTGCGAACAAGATCAGGGTCGTGCCGTGTCCGTCGTTGCCAACGTTGCCATCAATGTTGATAGCCGTGGCGCGACTCAGAAGCTGCGCGAAGTTCAGTCGCAGGCGCAGCAAACAGAGCGTGCGATAGGTGGCCTTGGTGGAGCGATAGGCAAGCTTGCTGCTGCGTTTTCTGTAATTCAGGCGGCCAAGTTTGTCTTTGTCAGCACGGCTGAAATTGAAAGCCAAACACGCAGCCTGCAGGTTCTAACTGGCAGTGCCGAAAAGGCTGGGCAGATCATTAAAGACCTGCAGCAGCTTGGTGCGGCAACACCATTTACCAGCACTGAGCTGATTGATTCAGCCAAGCGATTGCAAGCGTTTGGAGTTGAAACTAATAAGGTTGTCGAAACAACAAGACGCCTCGCTGATGTAAGTGGCGCCACTGGTGCAGAGTTAAGCGGTCTTGTCACGGCCTACGGTCAAGTCCAAGCGAAAGGCAAGTTACAAGGTGAAGAGCTACTGCAATTTCAAGAACGTGGCGTTGCTCTGCAGCAAGTTTTGCGCGAGGAATACAAACTTAGCGGGCAGGAGTTTCAAGACGCACTGCAAGATGGGCAAATTAGCGCACAAGCCGTTGAGTATGCCATCCAAAAACTTACCGCTGCTGGCGGCAAATATGCCGATGGCGCTGTAGCGCAAAGTGACACTCTTGCAGGCCGTTTAAGCACACTGCAGGACGCTGTACAAAACCTTGCGTCGCGCCTTGGCTCGATCCTTGCCCCTGCAATGCAAAGCATTTTGGGGCTTGCAATTGATATTGCCAATCAAGTTAATAACGTCTTTGAGACGATCTTGCTGCAGCGTCAACTAGGCGCAAATCTTTCAGCTCAACAGCGTGATCGTTTGTTCAAACAAGCGGGGCAAGAGGCTGAACAGATTGCCAGATTGCGCGGAGGCGGTCGTATCAATGCAGATCAATTTACGCAGTTACGGGAAGAAAGATTCCGCGACTTAATGCGGACATACGGCTATCAGCAGGGCATTCTCAAGCCGCCTGCTGCAACACCGCCCGCCGCTGCCGTTACCTTGCCGGGTCTTATGGCTGCCACTGGCGGCAAGAAAAAGAAAGAGGGCAAGTCTGATGCTGAACGCGAGGCAGAGCGCCTACGTAAAGAGCTTGAACGGTCATTAGAAGTTGGTGATCAGCTTGGCACTCAATTTTCACGGCAAGCCGCACTGTTATTTGAGTCTTCCGAGCTTGAACGCAAGCGCTTACAAATTCAGTTCGATTTTCAAGATCGCGCAGCGCAAATTGGCGAACTAAAAAATACCGAGCAACAGACCAACCTCAAAACGCTTAACGCTGAAATTCAACGACTTGAAATCATTAAGTTACAAACGGAGGAGTTAGAAAAGCAAGCGGAAGAGGCGGAAAAACTTTTCAAAAAAGCGCTTGGCGAAGCCGAATTTGGCGTTGCTGGTGAAGGCACTGTTGTCGGGGGACTATCTAACGCCATTGCCAAACTCAAAGAAGATTTAGACCCGATCAAACTTCAGGTTGACGCAATAGTTGGCGGCGCAACTGCAATTGGTAGCGCTTTTAGTACCGCATTTAGCGATGTGATTTCTGGCGCCAAATCAACTCAGCAAGCATTGGCTGATGCCTTCAAGAGCATTGGTGATGCTTTCATCAATATGGCGGCTGAGATTATCGCCAAGCAAATGACATTGATTATTTTGCAAACAATCTTTAATGCCTTGAGTGGTGGCGGTAATGCATTGAGCACAGCCAATAAAAATCTGACTGGCACCGGAGCGTTAAAAACACCTATCCCCGGCCTTGCTGTGGGCGGCAGAGCTGCTGGTGGTTCTGTTGCGGGTGGCAAGCCCTATGTCGTTGGTGAGCGTGGCCCAGAGTTGTTTGTGCCCAGCACAGGCGGCAACGTTATGTCAAACAACGACCTGCGTTCTGCCATGGGTTCCAGCTCCGCTGCAGCAGGTGCGCCAGTGCTCAACATGAGTTTCCAGACCACCAACATCGGCGGAGTCGAATACGTCAGCCGCGATCAACTGGAACAAGCCATGGCAGCCACCCGCCGTCAAGCCGCCAGCGACGGAGCAAAACGAGGGATGACAATGACCTTGGATAAACTGCAACAAAGCCCTGGCACCCGTAGCCGCGTGGGTCTCCGCTGATGACCGCTCAATTCCCAGGCATCAAACCATCCGAGCGCAACTTCCGCCTCGGGCAGTTCCCTACAAAGGTGTACCGCGCCTTGTCTGGCGCCACGGTCAAGCGAGCCTTTGGCAACCGCGCCTACGGCTACGAACTGCAGCTGACCTTCACCAACATCACCGACACAGCGGCGTCTCAGCTGATCGACCACTACAACGGCACGTCTGGCGGTTTCAGCCGGTTTACCTTGCCCGCCGAAACATTTGCCGGGATGGACGCAACGCTAACCAGCAAGATCCAATCACCCACGCAAATCAAGTGGGAATACACCAGCCCGCCTGAAGTGCGTTCGGTCTACGTAGGACGCAACACGGTGACGATCAGCCTTGCCGGGGAGCTTGATTACTGATGAGCGAAATCCGCATCGCACAGTATTTCAAGCTGACAACTGCTGGTGGTGTCGTTCACCGCTATCAGAATTATTTTGTTGGCGCCAACAGTTCGTACCTGAGTGAGTCCTACGGCTTTGCCCCGTTTCAGGCATCTGGTGCGCTTGCCACGTTGAACGGCGATAACGAAACGCTGCAAGTATTGTTCCCGAACTTAGAGGTTGTGCTGCGGCTGGTGGAGCAAGCCAACGGAAACCGCCTGAGCACACTGCAATTCACAAACGCATGGCTAAACGCCAGCGACCAAATCCTTACCGCGTTGACCGATTACTACGTCGGCATTGGCGCCAGCTTTAGCGAAACCACTGTTGAACTCCGTTTCCGCTCTGCGATTGACAGCGTGGGTAGCGCCTTTCCAGCCAGAACCCTGACACGCGAAAACGTTGGCCCGCTGCCTCTCAACAGCGAGCTGTATTTGCGGTGAACGACCTAATCGGCTTGAAGCGTGCGTGGGGCGCCTACCCCGGCGATGGTTCAGGTACGGTCGATTGCTGCCTGCTCTTTGCCGAGGTTCGCCGCCGGCTTGGCTACTACGATCACACGCCAGATTTTGCCTGGTACTTTGAGCGCTATACCGACAACACTTTCCCGCGCCGGATCATGGCGAAATGGCTTCTACAAAACGGCACACGGCTAAACGGTCCTGAGCGCCATGCGGTTGTATTGCTGCCCGGTACAAAGGGCGGCGCCATGGGTACAGTGATGGACGACGGCAACGTGCTTTTTATTAGCGAGAGATCCGGCGTGGTGCTGGCTCCGCTTCCACCCGATTACGGCCATTACTTCAGGCTTCACAAATGACCCGCCGCCTACTGCCCTACGAACACCAGCTGATTGCTGAGCTGGGCATTAGCGAGCAGGAGTATTTGAACTTTGTGCAGGCGCAATTTGATCACACAAAACTGCCTGCGGACAAACTAAAAACTCCGCAAAATGATCCTGCAACTGTCGCACTTGTTCTGACGATTGTTGGCGTTCTGTTTCAGGTTGGCGCAGCACTACTGGCACCCAAGCCAGAACTCCCATCTCAACAAAACCAACGCCGCAGACGCGATCAAACTTTCTCCCCGCGTTTTGGTTTCAACAGTTCACAGGAGTTAGCCAAGTACGGCGATCCTGTCAATCTGGTTTATTGCAACACCGACCAAAACACAACGGGCGGCGTCCGCGTCAACACCTCAATGGTGTGGTCCGCCGTTAAAAGTTTTGGCTCTAGTCAATTCATGCAGATGGCTGCAGTGATTGGGGCATCCAACATTGATCCGGCTGGTATTGATGTAGCCCGCACAGCCTTTGGCCAAGCAACTTTGCGTCAAATGGCGGCGCAAAAGTATTGGCTGTACCTGCGCCAGAACGGCATTTTACGTTTCAGCGATCTGAGGTTTGGCAGTGGCACTGACCCCACTGCAGGCGCCGAAGCAGCTTCGTCATTTGTGTACAAAGCGTCTTTAGCTGGCGCAACACGGACAGAAGGCTTTAGCCAAGCATTTTCACCGTCTACAGCAACACGCTGTGGCGTCACAGCTCCAATTCCCATCAATGTTCTGTACCTAGATCGAGATGAACGCGGTAGTTCCAACCTACGCGCTGATTTGGGCATCGAATTGAATGGACGTGGCGGATACTGGCCCGATAACAAGCTGGATAACTCCCGCCCTGCCATTCCCGTTGGAACAGTATTTACGCTGCGCTTCAAACCACTCAGCAGCAGTGGCGCCAGCGACGTACGGCAAGCTGCATCAGAACTGCGACGCACACTCCTTAGCTCCATTGATGCCGCCAGCACCTACAAACTAGGCAGCGCAAAACTACGTGTAAAAGGTCAAATCACCGACCTGGAACTCGATAATGATGCCACCAATATTGATTTTGAGTGTATTGAATCTG